CATTTGATGCGGCAGCAACCCGTGCTGCAATTACTAATAAGCTTATGGAAATCGCCAACTGCGGTGAAGCTAAGTATGAACTGAAGGCACTAGAGCTGCTTGGTAAGCATAGTGACATCGGGCTGTTCACTGAGCGTAGTGAGATAACCATAAACTATAAGTCACCCGAAGCCCTTGAGGATGCGATCAAGGAGCGGGTCAAGCGGCTGCTGAACGCAGACCTGATAGATATAACGCCCATAGGCATGGACCTCGACGAAGAGTTGGGGATAGCTGGTACATTCGATGAAGAAGAGGAAGAAGTAGAGGAAGACGATGTCGGATAAATTGCGCGTAGTGGATATTAAACCTCCTAAGTTTAAAGACCCAGTTTGGCTTCTGCGAAACCTAGCAGATGCAATTGAATCTGGTGAGCATGGAAACATAGATACCATAGCAATTAGTATGTTACGCGAAGTATCCTCAGATGAGAATCCACTGCTGTTATTTGGCGGTGGGCGTAATAATACGATTATTCATGCAGCTTATGCTTTTGGTGCGGCACACCAGCAGTTACTGAAACCCAACGCCAATGAGCAAATATGATGCGTAAACCTAAGCGTACACATATTGATGTAGCCGAGGGGGAATTGTACCGCGCTCCTAAAGGCGGGGCTGTCGTGTTTACTGAAGACCACTCATATATGGATATCCTGCGGTTCTTAGTTGCTGAGATTGGGTTTGCTGAAGCTCGTCATCTGCTGCAAGAAGTTGGTGACGAATAGTGGTAAGCAAGCTCCTAGATAATATATCCCTGAAGGATATACCGACGATCCTCCCCCTGCTGTCACAGGCAGATCAGGAGCGGTTGCTGGCGGAGCTTGATCACCTTGCGTCCCTAAGGACGACTAAATTGGCGCAGGAGAAGTTCCTGCCTTTTGTTAATGAGATGTGGCCTAGCTTCATCGGGGGACGACACCATGCGCGTATGGCTGATGCGTTTGAGAGGGTGGCTAGGGGCGAGTGTAAACGTCTTATTATCAACATGCCTCCTCGTCATACTAAGTCTGAGTTTGCATCATTCCTTCTCCCGGCGTGGTTCTTGGGTAAGTTTCCGGGTAAGAAAGTTATTCAGACGAGTCATACGGCGGAGCTAGCCGTAGGCTTTGGGCGTAAGGTTCGTAACCTCGTGGATACGGATAATTTCCATAAGGTCTTTCCTGATCTTGTCCTTCAAAGTGACTCAAAGGCAGCGGGTCGCTGGAACACGTCAAAGGGCGGTGACTATTTTGCTATCGGTGTCGGCGGTGCGGTGACTGGTAAGGGTGCTGACCTGCTGATCATTGATGACCCGCACTCCGAACAAGAAGCAGCCCTAGCCGAAATCAATCCTGACATCTACGACAAGACATATGAGTGGTACACCTCAGGTCCACGTCAGCGTCTGCAGCCGGGTGGTGCCATCGTCATAGTTATGTGTATGGTTGGAGGCACACCTGTACTCCGCCCTGACGGCAGTGAGACGCCCTTGAAGGACCTCCGTATAGGGGATGAGGTAGCGACATACGAGGGTGGGGTAATGAGCCTTGCCCGTGTGACAAACCACCAGTCAAATGGTGTTGATAAAGTCTTTACAGTACAAACACGATCTGGCAAAGTGATCCGGGCTAACGAGAGGCATCCATTTCTTATCGAGCATAAAGGGGTACGGAAGTGGGCCAGATTACAACACCTGAAACCGGGTATGTCGCTTGTAGCGACGCAGAGTGTGCGCGACCCGCACGGTCTCAAACAAAACCCGGATTGTGCGCTCCATGTCAATCCAAAGAGTCTTATCACCGAAAGTATCCAAACGCCCCACGTAAACCCATGGGCTTCCATGGTAAGTGGAAGGGTAAAACGTGCGAGTGCGGAGCGTCTATTCACAGCTCTGGTCTCTGCCGCACTTGCTACCAAAAACAATATACACCCCCGACAAGAACTCCTGCGCAGCACCGCGCTGCCCGTATCAAGCATCGGTATGGAATCACCGCAGATCAGTATGATGCCATGGTCGCAGAGCGCGATAATCGATGTGACGTGTGTGGGGAATTACCCTCGACTAAAAACACCCGTGCTCACTGGAATGGTAAACTCTGTATCGACCACGACCACAGCACTGGTCGGGTTCGTGGACTCTTGTGTAACGACTGTAACCTCGCTGTGGGATACGGCAAAAACCCAGATACGCTCCGCAAGGCTGCGGAGTACCTACTCCTTCGCGGCGGATGAGATTGTTTCCATAACCTGCTCAGGGCGCGAGGAGGTCTTTGATATAGAGGTAGAGCGTACTGAAAACTTTATTGCTAATGGGTTAGTTGTCCATAACACGCGCTGGTCAAAGAGGGACTTGACGGCTCAGGTTCTTAAGGCAGCGGCACAGCGCGGCGGTGATGAGTGGGAAGTGATTGAGTTCCCCGCCATCCTGCCTAGCGGCAACCCACTGTGGCCTGAGTTCTGGCCTATGGAAGAGTTGAGCGTACTACGCGAAGAACTCCCAAACTCGAAGTGGATGGCGCAGTATCAGCAGAACCCCACTGGTGACTCGTCGGCTATTGTGAAGCGCGAATGGTGGAGCATATGGGAGTCTGAGCGGCCACCAGAATGTGAGTTTATTCTCATGTCTTGGGATACGGCGTTCGAGAAGTCACAGCGGTCTGACTACTCAGCCATGACGACGTGGGGCGTGTTCTACCACCCTGATGACAATGGTATAACTCAAGCTAACATTATACTCCTGAACGCCTACCGCGAACGCATGGAGTTTCCCCGGCTGAAGCAGGTGGTGCTCGAGCAGTATAAAGAGTGGGAGCCTGATAGCATCATCATCGAAAAGAAGGCGTCTGGTGCGCCACTGATCTACGAGATGCGGGCGATGGGCATACCAGTGCAAGAGTTTACCCCGACAAAGGGTAATGATAAGATCAGCCGCCTTAATGCTGTATCTGACTTGTTTGCTAGCGGTAGAGTATGGGCACCGAATACACACTGGGCTGAAGAAGTCGTAGATGAAGTAGCGTCTTTTCCAGCGGGCGACCACGATGACTACACTGATACTGTATCTATGGCCCTGATGCGTTTCCGTAAGGGTGGCTATGTAGGTACTGTGCTAGACGAACCCGAAGAAGAAAAGCAAATGCGCCGTAAGACACAGGGGTATTATTAATGACCACAGAGAAGTTTATGGGTAAGCATGAACTACTTAAGCGTCTTACTGCCCAAGTTGGTAGTGAAGATACTGCTCGTGCTATACTTATTAAACGTGGTCAAATGACTTCTGATGGAAAACTAACTGAAGCAGGTAAAGCTCGTGATGCTATGACTGCTGCAGAACGTGCAAAAGATAGAGCGGCTAAAGCCTCTAATAAGAAGCCCAGTGCCTTTGTTTATAACCCTAAGACAAATACCGCTAAGTTGAAGAAGCGGTAGGAGATACACATGGCCGTAGATAAAGCACTAAACCGCGCACCTAAGGGCTTATCAGCAGATGACCTGACTAATATGGAACCCGATATTGAAATTGAGATCGAGGACCCAGAAAGTGTAGATATCAAGGCGGGTGATATGACCATCCATCTTGAACCCGGTAAAGATGGGGAAGAAGAAGGCTTTAGTGACAATCTTGCTGAGTATATGGACTCTGGCGCTCTAACTGAGCTTGCAGGAGACCTGATTGGCGACTTTGATGAAGATATCTCGTCCCGTAAGGATTGGATTCAGACCTACGTAGATGGCCTAGAGCTGCTGGGTATGAAGATTGAGGATCGTACTGAACCTTGGCCCGGAGCTTGTGGTGTCTACCACCCGCTGCTGTCTGAAGCCTTGGTTAAGTTCCAAGCCGAAACCATGATGGACACGTTCCCCGCAGCTGGTCCTGTAAAGACGCAGATTGTTGGTAAGGAAACTCCTGAGAAGAAGGACGCTGCTACCCGTGTCCAAGAGGATATGAACTACCAGCTGACTGACGTGATGGTGGAATATCGTCCTGAGCATGAGCGTATGCTGTGGGGCCTAGGTCTCGCTGGTAATGCGTTCAAGAAGGTATATTATGATCCTTCACTCCAGCGGCAGGTCTCGATCTTTGTACCTGCAGAAGATGTAGTAGTTCCGTATGGTGCCTCCAGTCTCCAAACGTCCGAACGTGTTACGCACGTCATGCGGAAAACCCCTAATGAGCTTAAGCGACTGCAAGCCGCTGGCTTTTACCTTGATGAAGACCTTGGTGAGCCAAGTGATAGCTTCGACGAAGTAGAGAAGAAGATTGCTGAACGCATGGGCTTCCGTGCGTCTTCGGATGATCGCTATAAGCTTCTTGAAATGCACGTCGATCTAGACCTACCGGGTTTTGAAGATGTGGACGATGATGGCGAAGAGACGGGTATTGCCCTTCCTTACGTAGTTACCATTGAGAAGAGTACCCAGACCATCCTAGCCATCCGTAGGAACTGGAACCCCGATGATGACACTCGTCAAAAACGTAACCACTTTGTTCATTACTCTTATATCCCCGGTTTTGGCTTTTACGCTTTTGGGCTTATCCACCTTATTGGTGCTTTCGCTAAGTCTGGTACTTCTCTTATTCGGCAGCTTGTCGATGCTGGTACACTTTCTAACCTTCCGGGTGGTTTCAAGACGAAAGGCCTCCGCGTAAAGGGTGACGATACACCTATTGCACCCGCAGAATGGCGGGATGTGGACGTAGCCTCTGGTACGATGCGTGATAATATCATGCCGCTCCCCTATAAGGAGCCTAGCCAAGTCCTGTATCAGCTGCTGGGTACAATTGTAGACGAAGGACGCCGCTTTGCGTCCGCTGCAGACCTCCAAGTGTCCGATATGTCGGCTAATAGCCCTGTCGGTACGACTCTAGCTATCCTAGAACGTACTCTGAAGGTGATGTCGGCAGTCCAAGCACGTATTCACTACGCTATGAAGCAGGAGTTTAAGCTCCTAAAGATCATTATTCGGGACTATACGCCCGAAAAGTACTCCTATGACCCCGAAGAAGGGGACCGCAAGGCCAAGCAGTCGGACTATGACAACGTAGAAGTCATTCCAGTTAGTGATCCTAACGCTGCTACTATGGCTCAGAAGGTTGTTCAGTACCAAGCAGTCATGCAAATGGCTCAAGGTGCTCCTCAACTGTATGACCTGCCCTACTTACATCGCCAAATGTTGGAAGTTTTGGGTGTTAAGAACGTAAATAAGCTCGTTCCGGGCGATACAGATGAACAAAAGCCTGTTGATCCCGTATCCGAGAACATGAATGTCTTAAATGGCAAGCCTGTTAAGGCTTTCCTAAGCCAAGATCATGAATCTCATATCACTGTTCATACTTCAGCCCTACAAGACCCCCAAATCGCGCAAATTATGGGCCAAAACCCTAATGCACAGGGGATCATAGCGGCTATGAACGCCCATATTCTCGAACATCTTGCTTTCTCGTATCGCCAAAAGATCGAAGAAGCCGCAGGTGTGCCATATCCAGCCCCTGATCAGCCGATTGATGAGAATACGGAGATTGCAGTGTCACGTCTGGCAGCTGCGGCAGCTAAACAGGTACTTGCACAAGGTCTGGCTCAACAAGCCCAGCAAAAAGCCCTAGAGGCCGCTCAAGACCCACTTGTGCAGCTGCAGCAGCAAGAGTTGCAGATTAAGCAAAAGGCAAATGAGATTAAAGAGAAGCAGATGGGCGTTGATGCCGCTGCTAAAAATGACCAGATGGAAATCGAGAAGCAACGCATCGCTGCACAAGAGCGTATTGCGGGTCTTCAAGTCGGTGCCAAGATTGCTGCAGAGAAAGAGAGTTTAGCTGCAAAACAGCAAGAAATTCAACTTCAAGCAAAACAAATGGCAGTCAATGCCGCTAGTGCTGCAGACAAGTTAAATATTGAACGTGAGCGCATCGCTGCACAAGAGCGTATTGCGGGTCTTCAAGTCGGTGCCAAGATTGCTGCAGAGAAAGAGAGTTTAGCTGCAAAACAGCAAGAAATTCAACTTCAAGCAA